CATATGTTCTGTCATCTCAACGTCTCTAGCCCTAGTCTCCCTTTCGACTTCAATTTGAACGCCTGCGACAAAATGAGCACCTGCAGCGTAGAGTTGTTTGGTTATTTGTGCAGCGCTTATAGTTTTTGCGGTCTCGATATCAGTTCGTATTGTGGCCTTAACCACTGACCCAGCTACTTCAGGGGTAATGCTAGTGTCAAAGCTAGTGTCCAAATCGATTTGCATAAAAGGTCGCGTGTTCAGGTTTACAAACTCCCATTTACGTGATTCTAAGTCCGCTATGACTACTCCCTTGGGTTCCATTTCCCCGAAGTCTACCCGCTCGATAGATCCGGAATATACGACCGGTGGTTGGCCTGGTAAAGTAGGAAGTTCTTGGTGCCTGTGTACGTGCGCTAAGGCCACATAATCAAATTGAGGAAGCGCTACGTCGTGAAGCGCAAAGATAGGTTCCTGAGCCATCATCATTGACCGCTCACTGCCATTTATGGATCCCGATACCGTCCCGTGAAGAGTTAAGACCGCTGGAAGCTTAGGATCGAGTTGTTCGGCTAGGTAACGAATGATCTGCCCCGCTTTATCAGCCATGATCGTGTTCAGTTCGTCTATCGGGATGTCCCGATATTCGTCTTGCTGAAGGAAGGTCGATTTGGAGAAAGTTGGCATTGTGACCACTTGGAGAATTCCTGACTTCGTTGGTATATGGAGGATTTCCGGCTTGTTGCTTGTATACGCAATTCCGAGAGATCCAATAAGTTCAACGGGCCCTATGCTTCCATCCCCGTTAAGGTCATGGTTTCCGACAATCATAACGACTGGCATCGGAAAGCTTTTAAGCCAACTGATGAAATAGCTTAGTAATTGCGGGATTGGTTTGCGATCCTTGAAAGCGTCACCGGCGAATATAACTGCATCAACTTTTTGTTCTACCGCTATTGTTTTGATATTAGCCATAGTGTCTAGCCAATCCCTCAGCCGGGAGTTCATTCCAGTCTCATCGTCTTTGCCATATTGGAGGCCAGAACCTAGATGTATGTCACCTAAATGCAGGATGCGCATTATTTATCCTCCCTTTTCGATGCTATTTTCTGACACCCTAAGCAAAGGATTTTTTTGTACTTTTTCTTAGAGAAATTAGCGATTGCTTCAGCTGTAAACTTCTCTGTGGACTCAATCACTCTGCCGCAATCATCACCCTCGCAATTGATTATTAGTGTTTGCTCAGGCTCCTCCGTCGGTTCTGTTGGGGGAATGATTTCATCAAGCTCAGACTCCGTAGGGGTGTCAACCTTAACTTCTCGGAGTATTTCTTCTTGGATATCATGAGTCATGATCGGAGTAACGTTCTTCGGCTCCTGTTTCCCTCCAAAAAGTTGCTTGATAGCAGATTCAACTTGGGAGTTTGTCGCCGGGGAACGATATCCGACTACCGGGATAAAGACCTCTTCATTGAGTACCGCCTTGGTTGACCAGTCATCCTTGGTAACGATATGCATTTCAATGGGCAGTTCGACTTTGAATACGCCTGTCGCTCTCTTGATAATCCGATTTTTGGCTACTGTAATTGCTTTCTTTATCCCCATCTCCCTAAGGTGGAGGATCTTTTGGTAGATATCCATTTCAATCTTAGGATCGAGTGTAAGTGTGAATATTGGCCTACCATCTTGATAGGTAATCTCAACCTTGCTCTCCTGATAAACCTCCCATTTTCTTATCCCTTTTGTCCAGACATTATGGCCCTTAGTATCTTTAGCCTTCAGCCTAAGCGCCTCGTGTAGCAGAGGGAAATTTAACGTTACGACATCCGTTTCTTGCACTCGTTCGCCTGATGCGTTGTAGTAGACTCCCTCAACCATTGCACTAGCTACATCACGGGTGTTCTCAAGAACCTGAATGTCCGTGAAGGATACATTTGCAACCTGATTCATCTTGGCATAGCCGGGGGCCATAATCCCGTACTCTGCAGGTTTATCAACCGTAGGAAGTGATATCTGATATAGGTCCTTAGTGACGTTTATCATAGCCTCAACCCGTTCTAGTTGGCCGAAGGAATCACCGTTACGTTTGATATCTGGCGGTTGAAATGCCATCAGTTGTTTGGACATTTACGCCACTCCCTTCACAAGCTCCACAAGAGCCAAATTAATCCGTAACTCGGTCTGCAGGTTACTAAGAGTCAATTTTGAATGCTCCAAAAAATCCTCTGCCTCCGCTACATTTTGCCTCTCAACCACCGTACATCCGTACATTTGTGCCGCTCTGATCTCAGCATTTTTACCATCGATAACCCCACTTGCGATAAGTCTTCCTTCTTCAATACGAAGCTCATCCTTAGCGGCTACGAGATCACGTGCAGACATATATACTTGCTCGTTAGCGGCCGGTATAGATATCTTCAAGTCCTTTAAGTCGTCTATTAAATTTTTATGCATTTGCCACGACCTCCTCATTCACGATATAATCAGATTGAATAATTTCCCCTACGTTGGACTCCGTTGGCGCGGAGTCTCTTTCTATTTGCCTGCAGTACGTGTTCCTATAGTGCATGTGCAGGCACGCAACACCTTCCCCGTTGTTTGAAATATCATAAAGTTCAACCCTCGACCCATCCTCCCTGCCTACATTAAATGGTGCTATTTCTACCGCCATGGCCGGAAATATATCGCTTAAAACAGTTAGTATTTCGGATAAATTCACATCATCCTTCGAGGCTATACTGATGTGCTCATTCCCCCCGTTGTGGGAACTAAACCCAGTCGAGCTTACTAGAGGGTGATTGCCTAATTTTCGGATAGCTAGGATTTGGTTATCCGTTAGTTTTTCCACACTACATACCTCCCCAATTCAAAGTGTCGAAACGATGGAATGTTGGTCCTGCATGTTCTTGGCCTACTTCCCTGCCATTCATGTAACTCACCGTCACGCCGGCATCGGTAATGTCAGCGAGGGTCCTGTGGTCGGTCTTGATATCCCGCATCGTCTGACCCGACATAATCAACGCCCAGTTCAGGTGATAACGTTCTATCCCCCGCTCGATGCGCTTAGTCTCCCGGGAGATGCGTTGTGCCTCGTGCTCGACTAGACAGGTCTTAACACGGTGGTTTATTGTCGGGATGGTGAGGAGTTTTTCGCGAATGGTTACTGCAAGTTTGGATTTACGGAGTTTGTTGAGCATTGGATGTTTTCTCCTTCCATGTATGTTCACAGGTATTGCACATCCACTTTTGAAAGTAAGAGTTGAAAAATGATATACATCCACACTTTGGACACAACCTTAAGCTCATCATCCATTCATCCTCCTACTTAACCAACTTGCTCACAAACGATTTAATCTGACCTTCGGATTGCTTAGGAGTTAACACCTTACTCGACGTACTACCACCTCTAATTTTTTGAGCTTCCTGATATTTCAAGCGGCGGGCTTGATCTTTCCTCATGATTTTGAACCCGTCAAACATGAATTCAACCCCTCGTTTAACTTGTTCCTTACACAATCACTAAAGTACGTTTGCATGAAGTAGGCTGCCAGTATCTTCTTCCGTTCCCTGAAATCCGGTACTGCAACGACAAGTCCGACGTCAAACTGTTGCATCTTTCTCATTGCCTCTGCTTGGAACGGAGTTAGGTATGGTCTTATTGACTCTCCTTTTTCAATATTGTGCAGCTCCCGAAACTTCTTTGACTTCATACCTAGAATGATTTGATTGAACATATCCGCTTCATTGGAATAATGAAAGAACTTTGGCTCGGCGTGCATTGATTTGATAGCCTCAGTAAGTTCGGGATATTCAAGCCTTGCAATATTGAGATTCTTGAGTTGTTTTTCCATTTCATTAAAACGATTGATATAAGCTATTTTAAAGACCATCGCTTTCTTTCCGTTGAAACCCATAGCTACGACAGTGAATCCATCGCGAGTAAGGGAATACTCGGGCTGCTTCTTTCCTTGGCTGTCCTTATAGGTTGATGACTTAAAATTAAGTCGTGAAAATTCATTTGACCTCTCCCCAGATTTGGGGAGACCTTCGATAATGGTTTTTATATCGCGCATAACGTGATCGTGGCGCTTGTCAAATACCTCAGCTAGTTTCCTGCTACTAACCATCGCTAGCCCATCGTGTGGATTTACTCCTAGATCAATTTCTACCTGAACGGTGGTAAGTTTGTTCATGCGCTCTTCTTCCCTACCTTCAATAACTCCTTAGCCCTTTCCCAAACTTCTGAGTTCGCTAACGTGTGCGTACCCCACTGTATTAGAAGGTCTACAGCTTCATCCTTGCGGCCTAAAATCACCAACTTAGATAGTAGCTCTGGAAGCTCCGACTTGATTTGTGCATGATACATAACGTTTTGGATAAAATTAGAAGGTTCATCGGGTTCTCTGTAGATCAAGGTGACACCTGGGACTTTGGTTTCTAGGACGATTTCCTGCTTTTGTTTTTTCATGGCATCTCTTCCTCAATTTTTTATTCTAGGGGTACACTAAACGGATGTTTCAGATTCACTCAAATATTGAGTTCCTCCGTATTTGATCGCCATCTCTTTGACGATGGCTACATAACCCTCGATTAACTTTTTATCCTCGGCGATTATGTCTAAGTGATTACAGCTCTCTCGCTTTGATTTACAGACTCCCTCATCAGCCATCCGTCTTCGTTTGTTTGTTAATCTGGTTTCCAGGCTAACTCCCATTCTGGTATCGAGGAGTTTGTAACTTTCTTTTCTCAAGTCTCGGATATGCTCGTTACCGCCTAACACTTGTGCCGATTTTGCAATTAGCCGCCCTGCATCTTCGCGCCAACTAACAGGGTTAAGCAGTACGACATCCCTAATGTTCTGCATTTCTTCTTTGGTTTCCGTGATTGCTGTTTCGAGTCTGGTTTGCTTTAACTCCATAGCGATTAAGAGTTGAAGTTGCGGGCTGAGATTTTCGAGCGGCGTAGTCTGTTTCTTTACTGAGTAGTAATCATCAACTAGCATTTCGTACGCTTCCCACGCTTTATCTGTATTAAGGGATTTCGCATGGAGCCATGCTCCTTTTTCTGGCCAAAGATAGAGTTTGTTTACATTTGGCGGCAAATCAATTTGATTTTTTGCCTTGAATTCCTTTAGTGCAGCACCCTCAAGCAGGATGTAATGCTTTCCTTCGGTATACCGCTCTTTGTTGCGGTTGAAGTTATTGACTATAAGTTGAGAGTCGGCTTCATAGGATTCTGCCAACTGAGGTGTGGTTAAAATTCTTTCCCCTTGGTATTCGACTGGAATTAAATTACTCATACAGTCCTCCTTAGACTTCGATTTGATGTTAATTAGATTGTGATTGGTTAACCTAAACGGTGGATAGTGGCACTATCTTTAATTAAATTCGTTTGCTTCATTCTGAAGCATTCCACTTCAAAAAAAATACTCTCAATTGAAGTGTTGAATAATTCCGAGATCCTTCGGGCTAAACCGTAACTAGGATTCCTTGTTCCTGTCTCGATGTGCCCATAAAAGCTACGAGAAACCCCTACTGATTCCGCCACTTGTTCCTGCGTCATTCCATTCTCTTCCCTTAATTTAATCAGCTCAGCTCTCATTGATTTCACCCCCCTTTTTGCTTCATAGTGTAGCATTTATATTTATATTATAATGCTACAAATTGAAGCTGTCAATATCATTTACTACGATTTGTAGCATTTATTTTATTGCTACGCTTTGTAGAGTAAAATTATAGTAATAAGCAACTAGGAGGTGAAAATGCGCATTGAATTTTCCAGAACGACTTATATCACTACGTCAAGATAAGGGTCTGACTCAGAATGATTTAGCCAATTTAGTTCAGATTTCTCGGTCTGCATTATCACTCTATGAGTTAGGGAAACGCGAACCCGACTTCTCTATATTATCAAAACTAGCACAATTCTTCGGAGTAACTACCGACTACCTCCTTGGTCGCCCCAGCGACACTCCTGCACTAAATTCAATTCCTAGAAATTCTCATAACCCCGACTTGAGAGCCATAGCGCGCGCATCAGAAAAGCTAACATCGGAAGAGGCTGCCACGTATCGAAAAATTGGGGAATCTCTATTTCCGGAAAAGTTCAAAAAATAATGGATATACCTAGTAGCCCGAGAATACCAGAATGTCTTCGTATAGCGCGTAAATTTATTAAGGATGAAGGAATTTGTTGGTTACCTATTAACCCTCACGAAATAGCCACCAGAAATGGTTGGGAATTAGTCAAGGTTGGAAAGCTGGCTAAGGATTCTGGATCCACCCGAAGTGAAGTATTGAAATACATTAAGAGCAACGATGGTTCGGCTTTTAGTTGTGACGGAGATTGTAAGATCGTTTACAACGAATTAATTTGGTCAGATGATAGAATTCGCTGGACCATAATGCACGAAATTGGGCATATCGTTTTAGGGCATTTCAGAGATTTTAATAAAACTCAAATAAGCCGTGGCGGATTAACATCCGACGAATACGACGTTCTCGAACGTGAAGCAGAAACCTTTACAGCCGAAGTCCTCTCCCCTATGGCCATTCTTAAAAAAGTAGGAGCCTTTTCTCAAGCGGAAATCATTAAAGTCGCGAAGTTATCCAATAAGGCCGCCGAATATAGGGAGAGGGATATTGCTTGGCACGGATTTAAGAAAATCTATTGTGAAGCCGATACCTTCCTTTGTTCCCACTTTTCCCTCTATCTATCGTTTGTATCCGTATGTAAAAGTGATAAAAAATTATTTATAAAGAGTATAATAACGCAAAACATCGGGAGGTCTAATATGGCTAACAAGGTTCTTTATGCAACGACTGATGAAAATAACAAGTATGCAGTCTGCCCTAGATGTGGAAATTTAGAATTTTCACATACTGCAAACTTCTGTAAGATGTGCGGCCTGTATCTTTATAATATCTGTGGTGATATACCAGACCATTATCACGAAGCACCAGATGGAACACATACAACAACAATTAATCCAGGTGATGCTCGTTATTGTGAACACTGTGGGGAAGAAACATTATTAACAAGACTTGGGCTATTAATGGCATGGGAGGAAGTTCTAGCGGCTAGGAAAGAAATAGCAGCAGGATTGCAACCAACTATCATCACTAAGTTAGAAGATGATATCCCGTTTTAGGAACTATTAAAGCTTAAACAGGAGGTGAAACCATGGAATCGGTCGCTATCTATATCCGTGTTTCAACTCGTAAACAAATGGATAATTACTCCCCGGGGGAACAGAAGCGAGTCCTAACAGAATATGCCGAAAGCCGCGGGTGGAAAATATATGATATTTACTCAGACCTGGGTGAAAGTGGTTCGGACTCCGACCGGGATGATCTCGACCGGCTCATGGTCGACGCTGGCAGAAAACTATTCAGTATGGTCCTTCTTTTCGAACAAGACCGCCTTAGCCGTCTAGAGCAACTTGATTGGGCCTACTTAGCAAACTCTTTAGCTAAACAAAATATAAGACTCGTTACTCCAACGAGCGAAATCAATCTGGATAACGAAGAGGACCGATTCCTAGCAGACCTATTCAATCTTTTAGCCAATAGAGAATTAAAGAAAATAAAAAAGCGCACATCCATGGGTAGGGGTGCAGCAAGTCAAGATGGTGTTTACTTTGGATCTGTTCCTTTTGGCGTGACACTGAATCGCGTAACTAAGCTATGGAGCGTTGTGCCAAAACAGGTAGAAGTAACTCAATTAGCGTTCGAGTGGTATGCAATCGATTTTGGGTTCAATGCCATTGCTAAGAGGCTGAACGATAACGGGTATCGATCACAGAAGGGTGCTAAGTTCAACTCATCGACAGTAAGCAGGATATTAACTAACCCTATTTGCCTAGGAGAATTCGAACAGACGGTCGTTGGTAAGACTTCGCGTCATACAGTTAAATGGGAGCATGGTAATGGGCCATACATTTCAAAACAATCCTATAATCGTGTGCAGTCTATTATTGCAGAACGTGGAGAATATCAATATTTTTTAAAGGCGAAATACCTCTTAGTGGGTATTATAGTTTGCGAAGAATGCGGTAGAAAGCTACAATCTAAGCCCACACAATCAATACTAGCTAAAGGAAATAAGGTTATATATCATTACTACGCTCACAGACAAGCAACCAAGAAAGAGTGCAGTGCCCATCACAAAATGAGCATTATTCACGGCAAAATACTTTCAACGCTTCAGGAAATAGCAGGGAACCCCAAGAGAATAGAGTTACTCATCAAGGAGAATTCAAGACCAGTTAATACGGATGATATCAAGGAAAAACTAGAACGATGCCGAGATGAACGCGCTAAACTAATTGATAAAAAGGGAAAGTTATTAGACTTTTATTTAGATGGAGTATGGGAAAAGGATGAACTGGACCAAAAAAAGAGGGATATAGAAATACAGATAGCTGCTATTTCAAGTAGAGAGTCCGAACTTGACCAACGCTTAACATCTTCATTAAGGACCGATGTAGATATTAAAAAGGTATCCGAGGCATTATTGATGCTTAAAGGTTTTAATGAGAACAAGGAGCTTACGGATGACCAAAAAATTACGTTAATACGAGACTTGATATCTGAGGTCAGAGTGAGTAAGTTAGGAGCGATAGAACTTTTTTTAAAGGTAAATGTTGGTAGTAATGCTTGTCCAATCATAAGCAGTGATCTTCATCTATGCTTAACTCTGGACTGACAAGGACAAGGATCCCAAACTATTGGGGATCCTTTTTATTTGCCCATTTTTAACCAATTACGTGTTAAATGGCGGACAGGCTACGTTATTTGTTCAACTCTATTCAAATATCATTTATCAAACTGCACCACAAACACAACAAGGAGGTGACACAATTGGAGATCAAAGCAAAACTCAGGAGAAGTGACAGAGACATCAAGGAGGCTGTTACACGCCTGCACCTGGAAGAGTGGGAGAGAATGTCCGATCTAGTCCGAGATGGATTCCGGAAGGAGCTAGTGGCCCGGGGGGTAATGGAGACGGTGGATGATATTGAGACGGCGATTGAGAGGAGGAGCGACGAGTGACAACGATTGCACGGAAAGACTGGATCAACTACTGAGGGATATGAATGTTTTATCTTGGCATGTGTTCGAGAGGAGTTGATCTTGATGGACATGGGTTTAATTAATCAAGACATCGCTTTATTCAAAAATAGCTTTCCATCTGCTCATTTTGACTGGAGAGAAATTACATTCGTTACCCACGATGAGTGTTCCCGCGAGTACTTAAATCGACATAGTGGCTACGATCCTGAGGACAAATTTCCAACCTTCTATAGCTCCGCAACAAGTACGGTAGTTCACGATAAAATTCTAGCACAGTTTGATTATGTACGTTTTCACGAAATGGGGCATGCAGTACATGGTAAACTGCTCAAATTTAGAAGATACTCCTTTTCGAAAGGTTATCAACAATCTTTAGTAAAGTATTGGGGTATACCAAATTATGTACGACCAAATCACAGGGAGAGGTTCGCAGATGTATTTGCCGAAACTATGTTGCGATTGAAGCACGATTGCATTATGGATGAGTTCAACAATGAACTGATAGACGTGATTACTCGCACTGATATGAAGAAAGAACTTTATTCTAGACCGAGAGTTAATGTTAACGGCAAGTCGCTTGTAATGGAGGTGGCAAGATAATGGACATTACTAAAATCCAAAAGATAGTTCGCAAGTCAATCAAGGACTACGCTATCACTGCAAAGTATGACGAGGAAATATTAATATCGTTTCTAAGCGTGGATATCTTCCGGGAGATCAATACGGATGAATCGCCAGCACCCTCCCCAGTTCCCAAAAATCCTCCTCGCCGCAATACCAGTCAGAGTGTACTTGGTCAAATTAGCATTGGTGAAGGAGTGAATACGAGTGATGGATAAATCCTCAGTGCGACCGGACATCATTGGCCTATTCTCATCTACTATTGTACAGATCGGACGATTCGCTCTCCGCAACATCCCTAGACACAGGGATTCACACCCGGGACGTATCATGCTCAGCTGGAAACGTAACGACGTATGTACTGAGACCAAAGAGCGCGGTAAGGACTATGTGACAAAGGAATACCCGCGCCTCATAGAAAAAACTTGGAAAGGTCACAACCGAGTTTTTAAATACAGGATTCCAACAGGCCTGAACCATTCCAAACTCATCAAGTCTATTGACGATATTGAATTCGATCTTAAATCAGAGGTGCTATTTAAGTTACTGGAAAACGACCCAAGGGCTCATTTCTCCCTAACTGTCTTATCTGGTCATTTGCTGGACTTCATCGCCTACACGAACGAGGCTGAACACCTAAAACTAGACGGTCTATGGATTCCTATCGGTTGGTCAAGGCGCGGCTTAGAAATGCTAGATTTATCATCATCGAATTCCCCACACTTAATGATCGGAGGAACAACTGGCGGAGGAAAATCCACGTTAGCCAGACTTATATTCGCCTGCCTCCATATGCGCTATAATCGGGACAATGTTAGGTTATGGCTGTGCGACTTGAAGCATGGTAACGACATTGCGGTGCTGGGAGAAGACCCTCTCTTAGTAGATAGAGTTGTAACTCAACCCGAAGAAATAGCGGGGATTATGGATGATTTATCTATAGTAATCGGTGAGAGGTACGAATTATTTAAGCGGCACAAATGCACCGATCTGAAAAGTTTTAACAAGCGCCATCCTCAAAAAAGATTGCCCAGAATCATCTGCTTTGTGGATGAGTTAACTAAATTAGAAGGAAAGGAGTTTAATAAAGCCAGAGAAAAGATGACTAAGATGACGGGCGAGGCCAGAGGTGCAGGTGTGCATGTAATTCTGAGTTGCCATAGGCCGACGATAGATATTGTATCTGGGACCTTGAAAAACAATATTCCGTCTGTCGTTGCGTTCCGGTGTAATCCTGTCTCAGCACAGGTTCTTCTTGGAAAAGGAAATTGGGAAGGTACTATGGCCATTGATAAAGACGTTGAGGGTAGAGCGTTGCTTTCCTTCAAAGATCAAGTGCTGGTACAGGTGCCCTACATCAACGACGATGAAATTGAAACCATCATGGCAGCCTATCAAAAGCCACAAAAAGCACAAGTTGAAACCTTTGTTGAGGTTGTCAAGGTGACCAAAGAGCCAATTATACATGACGAGATAATAAAAAGTAGTGGGAATAGGCAGTTATGCGACCATGAGAACACGGGAACCCGCACACGGAGCGCTAAATTACGCTTGGTACAACCGCACTCTAAGAATACCGGCATACATAAGTCCGCGAAGGAGTGATGGAATAGTGAACGAGCAGCTTCAACGCTTCCGAGGGACGAACTGTATAGCGTATGGGCAAATAAGGGATGACCAAATCGTCAAACTTATTTATGCCGGCGCGGCGTTCACTCGCCCTCAAATTGAAAAAATCATATTTACAAATCGAAAGTCATCCAGAAGACTGTCTCAATATGCATTGGCCCGTCTTTACAAGCAGGAGAGAATCAAAAAATGGGTGCGATCTGCTCACTTACCGACAATTTATTATTCGAGGAAACCGCGTCAATTGGACCACGTACTACTCATTAACGAAGTTTATTGCGCCCTACTCTCCCAGAAAAAGTCCTGGTACGTTATCGAATGGAAGTGGAATTATTCGATCCTGAACGGCATGGTTGTTGCCGATGCAATGGCGAATATATTTACCGAACCAGATCGCAAAGGTCGCCGAGTTGTGTTCGTCGAGGTCGAGCGTAACCCCAGCAAACGATTCGATAAACCCCAGCAATACCAGAAGGTGTACGATACTAATTGGATTAAGGAAGAGTGGTCGGTTATTAAAGGTAATACCGCAATATTCCCCACTATCTTAATCGTAACTGACGATGAACTTGTCATTAAAAGTGAACTTAACTTTATTGTTGCAAGTATTGATGAAGTTGGAAAGGACGTTTATTCTCTTTTAAGGAGGTAACGCAATGTTCTATGATGTAATTGCCAACCGATCAGAATTCCTAAAGCTCTCTGATCCGGAAGTTCACGACACTCTCTCAAGCATGTTCCCTGATCGTAATCTATATTGTCACTCCCAAGGCTGGCGCAGAAGCGAAGAGTATATCCTTAAGGCCAAAGGCGGTCGCGGTGACGTTCTAGTCGGTTGGGGGAACATAACTAAGGGGGGCGAGGAAAGTGAGCGTACTGGATCGCTACGTTGCATCACACTCGAAAGTATATTGGGACACCAATCCGAAAGTGGAACGAGAAATCAGGGACCGTCAGGAAATCGCAAGTGATTATCACGCCGGCAACTCTCTTGCCCACATCCTAGATGATCATACGTCAGAACCAAAATACCAGAAGATCAGAGGAGAACAAGAGTGGGCTGCAATGGTATTCACCAAGTCACCTGGTAGACCTCTAAGGTGCGAGCGACCTTGCGTTGATGACTCCATCCTCTGGCAAGATCCCTGCACCAAAGAAGCCATTGCGATCACATATCGGCACACAGTTTTTGAGCAACAGATGCAGAGATATTGGGGGTTAAAGCAATGATTGAATCGGGAATCGCAATGATTATCATAGGATCTCTAGGACTGGGCTATAAGCTTTCTACTAAGATAAAACTGACGTTTAACAAAAAGGCTAAAGGGTGATATTTATGGGTAAGGGTATTAGAATAGCCGGTAGTCTACTGAACGCAGTAACGTTAAATCCAATCCTGAAGCAGATGAAGAAGGAAACAAAACTACTGGAAAAGCAACACAACTCGCGATTGAACCAAGCTGCGTTGGATGTTTTGGCGGAGAGGTCAGCGGAAACAATGCCAAGGGTTTGGGAAGTTCGTCAACCGTTTGATTCGATTATACATCAGCATAAATTGTGGTAAAATAACTCAAGCGAGGTGATAACGTGACCAACAACCCAACCCCCGACAACCTAGAACTCCTCTCTATTAAATGCCCGCACTGCTCAGAGATATCTCCCGTGAACCAATGGGCCACCATAGCTATTAAAACTACCTCCTGCTCTGCAAGTTTTAGTTTTATGGGTAAGCCTAAGGATTCCGAGAGTTTAGTGTGCCCGAAGTGCAGGAAGGATTGCGGCTACGATGAGATTATCGAAGCAATGAAGGCGTGAGATTATTGGTCCCCTGGCGAAAGTCGGGGACTGTTTTTTATGTAAATAATTATGTAAATCTTGAAAAGCAGTATTGACTTTCATCTTGAAAAGCAGTATAATTATATCAAGATAAAGAAAGGGGTTGCGCACAATGACGAAGATTAAAATGAGCAAACGCCAAATGATGGTTGAGGCCCACAAGATGGCACGTAAGATGGTCGGTGATTACTCCGCTCGGTTGGCATTGGCTCTTCGGACATTGTGGGCAGCAGCTAAGAAAGGAGTAAAAGCCGTGAAAACACCATTAACTTCATTAAATGCAACGGTCGGAGCGCGTATTTCAGCAACTACTAAAGCTTTCAATGTATTGTACGAAGATGCTACTATCACTGAAGTTATCCAAGGAGTGAAAAACGGAAACGTAACTGTGAAGTTCGTAACTGATGCAGGAAGAAACCACAAACTGATAGCTCGTACTGTTGCGGAAAAGAACTTTCAAGGAGTATTTCAGGCATTTCTAGCTTAGGAATAAGGCCAGCCGGGGCCAATACCCGGCACACGAAAGGAGTTTTAAGAATGAGATTCGAAAATTGGATGACCTGCGAAAAGTTAGTTGACGATGGGGATCACAGCATTGGTTATGTCGATGGAAAACCTGCTCAATGGGATGGAAAAAACGAATTACTTGAAGGTGAAGATTTCCGGCCGGCTCAAGAAGGAAATACATTCGGGGTTAATACTCAAAATGATTATGTCGTCGAAGATGGTGTTTGGCTAGGGAATACAGGGCATGGAGGAAAACGCGAAGGATCGGGACGTAAACCTACTGGCCGCAAGCAGAGATCTATATGGCTCGATGATGAGGAATTTGTAAGGGTAAGGGATTTCGTTAAGAGCCTGAGAGATAAATAAGGAGGAAAGCGAAATTAATGATCTTAACCGAAATGGTCCTACGAGAATACGCCAGTCTTCGCGGCTGGCCTTCTCAGTCTGAGTGGAATACCTACGCCAAGGAAAAGGGCTACCTTGGCGTGCAGGGGATCTACTATCACACTCGAAAAAACTGGAACGACTACCGTGACCTTCTTGGGTTCCTGCCCCGCGCCCATCGCTTTTCTAAAGAGGAATGTTTGGATGCGATCCGAATGGCATCCAAGGAACTTGGGCAGTTCTTCACTCGAAAGCAGTATGAGGAATGGCAGAAGTTACATCCTACATTCCCGAATCATCAGGTTATTTCTGGACGTTGTGGAGGATGGAATATTGCCAAAGTGTCGGTCGGTCTACTCCCAAACGATTCATGGGGAAAAGAATTCACTGAAGAAGAAATCATTGATTCCCTACGTAAATGCTCAAAATCGCTAGGACCTCTGTTTTCCGAAGAAGAATATATGGCATGGAGATCAAAAAATCCTGACACGCCAAGCATCGAAACTATTCGGAAGCGTCTCGGTGGACTACCGGAAGCAAAAAGAAAAATGGGATTGGAATCCTACGATGCCGGAGGACCTGAATTCCAATACTCCGAAGGTCGATGGAGGGAACCATTCCTTCGCTTCCTCCGTGATCAGCTTACGCATACAGCCTATGAGGGCTGGTTACGAGAGAATGAAGGACCGGGTCTAAAGGCATTGACCGACCATGCCGGGGGGTATGAAAAATCACTATTGGAATGCCTACGACTCTTTATTGAAAAGGTAGAATCAGGAAGAAGGAAACGATGAACTAATAAAAATCACCGTTAACGCAAAAAGCCCCGAACCAATTAAGGCCCGGGGCTTTCGTCATGCCCTATTTAATATTCTGTTCCGCTTTCACCCTGCCATAGATCGCCAACAACCCACCTATGCCGCCGCCCACTACGACAGCCAACTCCGCGATCTGGTCCTGCGTATCGGCGCTAATAATGATACCGCACGCACCGGCAATAGCAGAGCCTACCGCGATTAGTCCACCCCAGACTGTTTTACTCCTGTACCACTCTTTTGGCATTTGATAAGCTCCTTTCGGTTTGGAATTAAGTATACCTGCGGTATACTAGTTTACCAACGGTATACTAGATAGGCCCTTGAATTTTTGGCATATTATTTGGCATATTTAGCATCGATTTTGACAGTCACTGCCCCCTATACTTTGCGGAACTTGAGTTGTGGCGTATCAAATATTTTTGCATTTTACCCATAAACCATCAAGTAGGGGCATTACTCCAGATACTTGCCAACCACCGCGGCCGTATCGAACTTCGTCTCCCCCGACAGAAGCACTTCCCCCGCGTGCCCCGTAGTAGCCCCACCCACAACAATCAAACTCTTCGCATCCATAGCATCCTTCGGAACCGATCGATCAGCACCCCGTACAAACACAGCACAGTTACCATTCTTAGCGGCAACGTCAGCCCCGGCCCAGTAGTCTTCCTTTGTATTCAGTAAAACAGCCACCTCTAATCCCATACCTATCCCCTCCTTCCGTTCTATATAAGGCACTCCTAAACCACGACTAAAACCCCTGCATAACGCCGAAGCTACAATCTCATCCCAGCTATCCTTTCGCATCAGCGCCTCCTCTGCCGGATTAGAGATAAACCCAATCTCCACCAAAACCGCAGGATAACCCTTTGTCTCCCGGAGAACGTGCAGGTTAGAAAATTTAACTCCTCGATCCGTGAGGCCAGTGGCTGCCACCAACTCCTTTTGGATCTCCCTAGCGATCTTCTCGCCCATCCCACCAGCCCCCAGTGCTATCGTTTCGACCCCGTGGGCACTAGGATCGGCGAAGGAGTTGGCGTGGATCGAGAGGAAGGCGTTGGGTTTGTAATCGTTCGATCGGTCGGCAACATCGTCCAAGTCTCCGTCTTGGATGGCGAGTATATCCCAGTCGTTAGACTTTAGGTTTCTAACTACCTTCTCGCCAACTTCGCGGTTCTCCGTGGCCTCTTGATATCCTGTTGGCCCAATAGCTCCCGGATCATAGCCGATGTCCTTGGGACCGTGCCCGTAGTTTATGACCGCTTTCATGTTTTACTCCTCCTCCCTACTTTCCGAATATACTTGCTAGTAATTCCGGATTTATACTTTGACCAATCGCCGCAAACGTAAGAATTACCGCTATGGCCACGGAGCCCTTTATAATCCATTGACCACCTGTAGTTGACCAAAATGGTTCTACTTTTTCGTCTAACTCAGTCATGTGTACCTCGGTAAGCTTCACCCGCTGAGTTTCTAGCGCGTCGACACGCTTATCCATTGAGGCCATGGCCGATTGCTGGTCCTTCATGGCTGCCTGTTGGTCCTTCATTGTCTGGACAGATGTCTCAAGAAGTTTTGAAGATGTTTCCTGCAGCACTGTGAAGCGCACGATTACCTCTTTCATGTCCGTAATGCTTTCCGAGTGCGCATTTAGTCGTTTGTTATCTACATCGAAACGCCTTATAAGCTCGCCGTGTTTTGCATCGCAAACCTTTTCGTCGACCGGGTCAGCCATATAACCGCCTCCTTTCGTTGCTACCCAATAAAAAATAACCCCGCGATGAGGGTTAAAAATAAACTCTTAATGCGAAAGACGCCAAAGATTAAACTTCAGCGTCTTTTTGTTCACTCCATTTATCAGGCGACAATCTAAAATCTACTAATTCTTTAGCTTCATTAATGGTTTGGACTAACTTAGTTCTTTTTGTTCCGAAATCAACACGATATCCGTTTTCTGTATCATATTGCAAAATTGAATATCCTTTATAAATTTCGATTACTTTTGGATTTATCTCAGAAAATTCTCTGAAACTTAATTTACATTCTTCCATCTCTAACCCCTCCATCCTCAGCGTCTTTTTTATGTTCCAGTAATTCACTAAGCTCTACGTCTAAGTAGTTGCAGAGCCTATCCAGTGTTTCCAAATCAACCCTTTTTACTCGGCCATGATACAACTCCGCAACAGTATTCCGAGCAAGCCCTGTTCCCTCTAGAACATCCGATATCTTCAAGCGTTTCCTGCCCATAACTTCACTCAATTTATTTATAATCAATGCTATCACTTCCTTGATTTAATAATAGCAAAGTTAATAATAAACGTCAAGAAGTTAATTATTTTAGTTGACTTCTTGACTAATTTCCTGTATATTATAGATAAGAAGTTGATCATAAACACCAAGAAGTTAAGCATTAAAACAGAGGAGGAAACGAAGATGACACGCAAAAGTTTCGAGGGGAATGATTTCGCGATACAGGTAATTTCGAAAGGTTCGTTCATAGACAACGCTGGAGGTGGACGCTCATTTCTAGTGGAAGCAACCATCATCCGACTGAACCACGTTGCATTGAATGCCTGGATAATGTCGAATACGATGAACTGCCGCGAATGCTATGACACTAACGAAGAATGGGAAGCATATGAAGCTGAGATTGCGGAACGTCGCAAAGCCTGGACAGCGCAGATTGTCGAAGCGCTTGGAATCGATTCAACCAAAGGAAGCGTCAGTATCACGCAATCTCAATCAGAAGTATTTACTGTTGTGCACATTAGGAAAATCTCTTAACAGATCCAAAGCCAGCCGGGGCCAATACCGGCGCGAAGGAGGAGATATTATGTTTAAGCCAGTGAAATTGTTAGGTGAAGTTATGGCGCTCGCTTATCTCGTTAATACCAATACGGATTACTGCGTGATGATCCGCTATGCCGGACACGTTGACGAGTTAAAAATTCAAGTTTTTCCCAATAAGGAACACTGCGTAGAAGATGAACCAGTTTACGTTTCAGAATTTTACGTTGATGGTAAACACGGTTGCGACCCCGAGAAGGAGTTACTAGAACTTAAATCAGTCCTTGAGAGTTATCTTTATCCAAATATAGAAGGCACCCGTCCCTAGCTTGCCGGCCTAGACGAGTGCTTATAGAAGACACCGGAGTGTCATGGGTATTATACCATGGCGCTCCAATTTAATTAAGAGGAGCGAAAAGAGAAATGTCTCAACAAATACTTAGCTCTACCGCCGAGATCCTACTCGAACAGATAATGTGCACTGTTACCTTATCTTGCCCAAAAGAGGACAAACAGAAACTCCAACAAACTATAACCGGTATCCTGTCGCAATACGACATCAAGCCAGCGCTGATCCCGCATGGTCATCCGGACTTACAGCAGAAAATCAAGCTGTTCCTTGCTGGGAAACGTCTCGAAGGACTCGCTACTTCAACGCTCGAAAGTTACACTCTTGAACTCCGGATATTTACTGAACACATCCATAAGGCCACCAATGAGATCGCAACAGCTGATATTCGCATCTACTTAAGCGAGTTCGGACATCTCAAAACGTCCTCGATCTCTAAGAAATTGTCCGTCCTCAAGAGCATGTTTAGCTGGCTCGCGAATGAAAAAGTCATTACTTGTGATCCGACAAAGCAGATCAAGCCGCCGAAGAAGGAAAAGCGATCTCCAAAGGCACTTACAATAGAGGAACTTGAGATGATCCGGGAGGCCTGTGTCACACCCCGAGAACGAGCACTCATTGAGGTATACTATGCCACTGGTGCCCGATTGACTGAAGTACAACAGCTTAATCGCCAAGATATTGATTATCAAGCTATGTCCGTGCTGGTCATCGGGAAGGGAGATAAGGAGCGAACGGTTTACTTTAGCTTCAAAGCCATGTATCACTTGCAAAAATACCTAAAGAAGCGTTCCGACACCGTGGATGCACTGTTTGTAACCGTGCGCAGGCCCTACCGACGGCTTTCGGCCAAGGGAATCCAACGCGAGGTTAAGATGATTCCTAAGCGATCTGAAGTGAAAAAGAATGTGCATCCGCATGTATTTCGTCACACTTTTGCAACATTAATGTTGAATAACGGTGCCGACTTGGTCGCGGTCCAGGGATTACTCGGACACGTGGATCCGGCTACGACCCTGATTTATTCGGTTCTGTCCGACGAAAAACGGAAGCAGTCTCACAAGCAATACCTGGTCCAATAACGCCTTTCGGGGCGTTTCTTTTTTATTTACAGGGTTTTCCTCATTTGTGTCGAAATTGGTAAGTTGTCCAGGCTAACCAAACTCAACATAAAGGAGGAGGTGATATTACGAGTTATCAAATCGATGGTGCCGTTGTCAAGGAGCAGGGTATTACTTTTGCTATCGTTGTGGTTAAGAGTCATGTAATCCAACATAGCAGTGAAGCTCAAGACGCTCAAAATGCTTATCGTCCTATTTTCCCCGGTATGCCAATCATCTTAATGGCCCAAGACTCACGAGGAACTCCGACTTACTACGGAAGGAAAGATATCGTTAATTTTCTTGCGAACGTCGATCCAAGGAGAATTCCATGGAAATCATACACTGTTAGTTGATCCCCTCATGTGCCAGTAACTGGTTTTCCAATGGCTTTTTTGCGGTCATAACGCAGCGGTTACATTCAGCTTGAGGAATCTTGCTTGACGCACAATTTAAGTTCTCACAACGTTGGCAAGGTTCCTCTCCATTTTCAATTTTCAATCTGTCTTTGCTCAACTTTTTCACCTCCTACACAATGAAATATTGCACTTTAAGCTTACAGTATGCAAAGTACCTGGCCGTAATGACCAGGTACTTTGCTGCGCATAATGCGTCAACTGTGAACTAAGCTGTTGCTTGTCGAGTATCCATTAAGCCTTTTAGCTCGGTGTATTGCTCGATTGTAATACGACCACCTAAGAGATAGACATCTAGCTTATTTAACATCGAGTCATAATCATAGTTTCCACCTGTAATCACTTTTTTGCACAATGTATAAATCATTAAAATCACTCTCCGATTTTTATTTTACTGACTCGTTAATTCTGACATAATAACGAGATATTCAGTGTTTAGTAAAGTCTGTGTCTGCATTTCTTCAAGCGTTGGTTGCGGTTCAGCCAGAACAGGTTCAGGTGTGATAAAACTTCCGTCAGGCTGCATTATTTGACCAAACTCTCCAACTTGGGATTCAATCTCCCCATTAACAATAGATGGACCTTCTCTAGTCGATATAACTTTATTCTCAATATCTAAAGTAATAAATCTCATAGTTTCACCTCCCTAGTTAAATTCGATCAATTGCCATTCATAAACTGGTGGATAAGTTGGATCTCCGCCTACGATATTAATAGTTGTTGCATCAGCGATTGAATAGTTGTAACTTGCGAGGTAAGCATTGACTCCCGCCGGATCAGTGGTTCTTTTAGTCACAATTAATTCAGATTTCAATGGATTAACAGCAGAGATCGTAAAATTTTGACCACCATAATCCGTTGTTGCCACGCTAACGGCACCACGTTGTACGCTCTTTACGTTGTTGTACTCTATTACAACCCACTGGACCCTTGCATTCGATGCTGAACCTGCGTTTAATCTAACCTGTGTTGCGTTTGCTAATTGCCCCGTGACTAGGCTAGTATTAGCAGCCGAGCTAGTGGCTAGGGTATTTATTCGCACTACCGATTTACTTGGGTCTACCGCCGATATGTTAATGAACGTTGTTGCGGCAGCACCCATTGTGGTGAAACCAGATTGGATGCTTTTTATGTTGCTTGCTGTTCCAGTAATGTATCCTCCGGCTACGGAAGTATTTCCTACTTTAACCCCAGCTACGATGTTCGATGCGTACAGATTATCGACTATCGTATTTCGATAAGATGAAAAGTATCTACCTTCTGGGATAGATATATTCAGAACTCCGTCCCAAGCTGGGCCTATTACACTACTTTGCCAAACTCCACCACCTGCCTGTTCGGGCATCGTCCCTGTCAATTTAACCCCGTTAACATAGGCATAAAGCCCTGCCAAAATCTGACTAGCTACTGCATTTGCGTCCGAGGTATAAGTACCCGCCACCCCCCCAACTGTTGAGTTTTTAGCTATCACAGCCGCACTAAAATTAGTTAACGAAGCTGTTATTGTTCCTCCTGGTCCGTATCCAATAGGCACCGTTGCTGTTCCACCTTGAGTGGTAATTGTAGTAGTGGGAGACGCATTACTCGGCATAGTACCCGGTATAACACCAGCATTAGTTCCCAGCGTATAGCCCGTTAAAGTTTGGGCGGCTCCTGCTGTTCCATAATCACCTCCCTCACCCAGTAACTGAAAATTTCCTGTACTGGCGTTATACCTAACTCCAACGATCCCGTTTAGTGGCATCTTACCCGCGATCAATGCGCTACCCTTACCATCAACAATCGCTTTAACACCCGTACCATTCCAATTTAGCGTGGACGCTCCCGTATTAGCTGCATGTACATCTAAATAGGCACTCACTCCGTCGACTAAAGCTGATAACGCAGGTGTACTGGCAAACACATAAGCATTAGCCACGCCAGTTGTCGGACCAAATGCTGGTTGTCGCACATAATCTGCCTGATGTTCAGTAAGGGTTGTCTGTACTACGCCAGCCGCTGCCACTCCAATTGCGGCTGCAGCATCAGCTTTGGCCTGTGCTCCGGCAGGCGTTTCTGCGCCTACGTCAGATGGAGTTAAAACAACCGCACCTGTTTTGGAGTTTACGCTTGATACTGGCACCGCGACATTAAGATTAGTAAGCCCCGATCCATCACCCACGAACTTAGATCCGGTGGTGTTCGTCTGGTTTAATTCTACCGTCAACCCGGCATCAGCAGTGTTATCGGTCCAGCTCGTAGTCGTATTATCGTTGATTTGAGCCAACCTGTAGAACGCGCTTCCTCCGGCCTTAGTACGCCCAAGAATACGGGCTACCGTGCCTGTGGGACCCGTTGGAATAGCTGAAACAGCGCCTTGTTGACCGTTAGGGTTGATGGTGTTTGACTCTGTTCCGTAACCCGTGTTTCCCTGCACAAGTAACGTTCCCGTAACTGGTTCGCCGTGCCAATAACCCGTAACAAATGCGACTACATACTTATAGGCGCCCGTAAGATTACCTAAGTTGGTATTAACTGCTGCTGTTGGAGCCGTTGGCGCAGTCAAGGGAGAAAGTAACTTCAACTGTCCGATATCCGCATTACCCATCAGACCCTCAACGAGTTGATTAACATCGCTTGCGTACTGACTGTCCACATTGTCCTGAATAGTATAAAGTGGCAAAATACACACCTCCTAACCTGCGTTAATTGTATCGCTCCAAATAAATGTAGCAGCTTGGGTATTATCTACCGATACTGGTGTCTGGAAAACAACATGGTTTAATAACGCACCACCAGCACCAAGAAGGCCGGCCTCCGTATACGTCCCGCTTAGTTGCCCTACTGCATAATTGGTCGTCAGTGTCGTTGTGTTAGCAACTGCCGACCTAGCACTGATAACCGATAATGTTCCTGTTGCTGGCGTAAATAGAGAAGCATCGCTAACAGCCGGGGTTCCAGTTCCAGTTCCAAGCTCGAATTGAGTAGGAGGGGAAACGGGATTCTGGCCAGTATTGTTAACTCCTGCTGTCCATGATGCAATAGCGTTTAGATATGCCTGACACGCCGTGTTATCTCCTAGCTCACGGCGTTCTTGGCTACCGTCTTGATTAGTTATGATTACTGCGACCTTAGCCTTAATGGATACATCTGACTTTATTTTGCTTTGCAAGTAAACCCTTCCCCCTAAAACCATGAATTTTGACCCCATTTACGAGTTCCCCATTTAGTCGGCTCGCTTGTTATTATTGGGACAACCGACTCGGAGATCGTCGCTCCATCAGACCGCCGTTTTGTAATCAACGTTGGCGGGGCATAACTTGTCGGTGGATACCAATGCCCTTGGCCCCACTTAGTTCCTGATCCCCAAAGCTGACCTGTACCAGGCACAACAAGGATATGACCAATGGAATCCGTTACCTTTGCTAAATCATCAAAGTAAAACTCTAGAATGATGTTGAGTAGTACTCCTTGAGGCTTTGGTATGATGTACCCATTGGCCGCTAAATCCTTTTGCATGGGAGTGAATAAGGAAATCCGTGCATTCATCGTCATGTCTTGATTATCTTCGACCTTTAGCCTAGCGTTCGGAAAAACAGAATTCCATAAATCGTGGATCTCAGGAAGTGTCCCATCCCATTGGTTTTGGATAATCTTAGCTTGGAGTACAAGCCTATAAGTATCATCCTCAAGTAATGGACTCGAACCATCTGCAGGCTGAAAGTTTACGGTCCTTTTGACTCCCACGATCTCCCCTATGATATCCTGTTGCGCTCCAATGGCTTGGTCGAGATCGAAGTGAGAGTTAAAATCGTTAGCGAGGGTAGTCGCATCGTCAAGAATACCCAACAGGGCTGACAACCACGCCATAAAATTCGGCTTGTTCTGATGTTGGGAGGTAATGAGGCTTAGATATCTTTGTATGTCTGCCATGATTACCTCCTCCTACGAAACATTGACTGTGACGTATTCTGTATTTCCTCGTAATGCCTCGTTAAACACCGTGATAATATCTGTCGTTCCCTGAACCTCGCCATGCCTTGCCGCCGTGATCGAAGTAACGGTGAATACAGGAGCCGATAAATCCTGCACTGACAACGCTGGACCATAGAGGTTGTTCACAGGGATATCATTAACACCCATTTTCATGGCATTTAAAAAGGCGGCTATTGCCGTCTTAATGTTTGTCGTCATTTGAGTTTGGTATCCAGTAAGTTGGAGTACGTTAATTACCACGTCAACATCCACATAGGCCGACCTGTAAAACCCTATCGAATTAATGTCGCCAAATTGGTCCGTAATATCTACAACTGTTGTGCCATTAGCCTTGCACCCCGGGCCTTTCTTCTTGAAGATAACCCCTGCAATATCGGCATCTGATCCACCTTCAACCAAGGCAGTTATGCTGTGAGCTGGGAGTCCATTTTCATCCGTCGAGTCTGTGTCGTTTTCGTACACTTTAGACCTCGTAACACCTGATACCCCCGCAATGGCTCCCTTGGTCCCCTCAAGCACCGTTAAGCTAGGTTGAGCCGTACTAATAGCTTGCCGAGATTTAAGTTTAGAATCCGCTTCAACGGCAGTGCCCGGGATAGCAGCCAATGTATTCGCTACTGATGTCCATCCGTATGTTGGCGTAGCGATAATGTTTATATCCCCTGGATTCGCTGCTATGGGTCCTGAGTTTTGGCAAGTAACTGTCGCATTGACCGTTCCGCCAGATTCGATAGTGACGCTTGCCGGAAGGTTCCAATAGTAATTACTTACATCTTGTATAACCCCGTTTGTGACGACTGTACCCGGGGTCCCCACAAGGGTTTCGACGGCAGTCGAGTATGTTGCAGGACTCCGAGCTATGCCGTTAAGCTTAATTAGTCCGTCAAGGCCAGATCCGATTGCTGTCCCGGGGCCACGGCTATCGTAAGCGAATTGGATTGCTTGAAGCGTATCACTCATTTTCACCGCGAACGTGGAAATGTATTGATAGTCTTGCGAATCTGGTTCGAGGTAGATATCCTGACCAAATATACTCCGAGCCTGTTCGATTAGGTCGTTAATGATGTCTTGGTAGGATGGAATATGAAGTCCGGTTTCATCGATATAAGGAGCGAAGTATGCCACTTAGAAGGTCACCCCCGATACTGTTACGGTCTGGCCAGCGTTAGTTAATACCGTGCAGTTACTCACTGTGTATCTTCGACTCTCGTATGAGCTTTGGAAATCCTGAATCTGAGACACACCCTGAGTGCTTAGGATCCGCTCCTTAATAAGTAAATCCGTAGCTGTTAAATGCTCAGGCGTACCGGATTGCCCTAAGATATTCTGAAATAGCGGAAGTCCGTTGTTCGTATCCTCCCACCATTCTCCTTGTAGGAGTAGGAGGTTTGTTTTGATAGCCTGAGCAACCGCATCTGCGCCAGCTAGGAAGTCCTGCATTCCTTTACCTAAGCTGTAATCCCCCATTGGGTCTAGTGCTCTGTATTTCATGGTCCACCCCCTTAGCTGGGTCCACTTGTAGTTCCTCCTCCGTCAGGAGCAACGTGTGTATGACTGCTGAAGTTCACGCCGTTGATCTTCACTACATTAGATACGATGTCTATTTCATCTGGTTTAATGTCAATTACCGATGTCCCTGTTTCAGACCTTAGTTGCGCTGAATTCGTGCTGTAGTTCGCTATCCTTCGCGGTTGGCTCCAAGTGCCCATGACCGCGAAACCATCAGATAGATCATGTCTCCGCTTCTCAGCTTGTACCTGTACCCCTCCTTGCGACCACCATGCATCAATGCATGAGTCGGAAAATATCACTAAACACTCGTCGCCCTGGCTAATAGGCATCGTAAGGACGAAACCACCCGCTCTGGGCAACACGACAGGAACGTCCAAGAGTAGGGGCAGATTAACCATACTAACAGTTCCAGTCCCATCTACAATGCGCTCTTTTATTGCAGGCTGAACGGTTACTGTCTGCTCAATGGGATCGAAGTTCTGTACAATCCCGGGAATCGAAACCCTGAGATCTGTTCCCCATTTTTCGCCCATGCGCTGGTAGAATTCGTAGTCGCTTCCTATTCTCTCTGCGGCTGTTATCATGTCATCACCTCACCTAGTGCGAAGCCTGCGCTCCATTTGCTATCATAGCTGGTAGTTTTCCTGCTTGCGTTACCGTTTCCGCTTCCGTGTACCAGTCATTGCCGCGAGTATCTCCGATAGTTGTAACTTGGATTACCTTATAAATACCATCGGTATCCAACGCGTAAACCTGTTGCCCCTGCTCAAATTGTTGAGCGCGAACCAAGCTATTATCCACATGGATCAACGTGTTTACTTTTATTCGAGGATTCAAGAGACATCTAATCGTTACCCCGTAGTCTGCCTGAGTTGGCACACCGATTAACCCCGAATCAGGGGATAAGTCAAGAATCTCTCCCCCTGGAATGTCGTCTGCCTTAACTAAGTTTATTTTACCGCCTTCGATATACGCTGTTGCGTTCTCGGACTGAGCTATTTGCCGGATGTAATCCCTTGTAAGCCCGAATACGACTTTCCCTCTCGTTAGCTGGGAGGTAGATAGTGAGTCGGATATACTACCGAGCTCTGAGGGAATTGTGGCCTTGCTGGCGCAATTCTCGACTATGGCGCGGGAATTCTGTCCCCGAACCATGGAAAAATTCAAGGTACTGTATGACATCCATCTGTCGGAATCTGCCGCAACTAGGGTTAGCGTGTAGGTTGTACCATCTTCCTTATTCCTGATCGCCTGCACTACATCGCCATCAAAGATTAAGCCGTACTGACTACCCTCGTATCCTGCTTCAATTGTTACCCTAAAGCCTTCTGTTATGATCGAGTTTTCCGTTTGCGGTGATAAGTTGTAAATCACAATTTCCGAGAACTGAGGTTCCAACTGCATGGACTTCACGCAGTTAAATGTACAACGGAGTTGCGATACGTCTAAGGCCTTTTCTCCGTCAAGGCTACTGACAATAACTCGATACCTGCGCCCATAGAGGATATCACTCGACATCGTTGTACTGTTTGGGATTATGCCGTATTGAGTAGTAGGTGTCTCTATGTCAGCTTGTGCGTTTGCCTGCGTACTAGAGCCATTTATTGACCTACCCGTATAGCTACCGATATCGTATTGCGTTAAATTATTAGCTTCTATGGTGCTGATAATAGAGGCGGCATATCTTTGATCGCTTGCATACCCATCAGCTTGCAGGTTATTAGCAACCGATATATAGTCTGTGTTCCCGATGATGTTGGCATAGCGCGAATTATTTGCAAGAAAGAATCCGTGATCCTCGAGGGAATCACCCCACGACTGATAGCGTCTATAATATCCCCCGTCGTCTGTGGCGTAGGAACCCTGCACTATGGACATTCCTGGTGGTTTGGCCCCGGGCATTTTTATTCCGAAAAGGTTTTTATCGTAATTGGCGCAGTATGAACCACCCCAACCACTTTCCCAAATGGCTTGTGCTATGGTTATGGAGGGTAATACACCATAAAGAGCGTATCCCTGTTGAGCGCCTGAAACTAGGTTGGCTATGAAGTCGGCATTACTCATATGGTGTCTCCCCATGTCAGGATAAAATCAGTACCCAAGTTCGTCGAATCAGGACTATCCATCATGCTATTTCCTGTATTAATAATCGTTGCACTCCCCAACCCAAGGTGACGATATTGCCCCAAGAGGTCACCCGCTGGGTATTTACCAGTGAGTAGAGGGATGGAGTCGAGTATCAGCGTGTTACTGGAGGCACCATAAACAGACATAACCCAGTAATTCGCGGCGCTGTTGAAGCGTACTCGAAGTTTTAGCTTTAGGTTTTTACCATCGACCGGAATAGTGATTTTGAAGGTTTGGTCGGGGGAGGGGGTTAGGGGGATTGTTTTAAAGGACATGGTTAGCAGCCTCCCGTGTAGGGTAATTTATTTTCCAGTTAATTCGAGAAAAGAAGGCAAGAAAGATAATTCCTTTATGATTTGGCATTTTGCCTTGCAGGTTTGGTATATCTCTTTGTAGTGTGTCCCCTTGTTCACTTCAATTAAGATAATGTTTTCGATGGCCCTTTCGAGAAACCTAATGGTATCAATGTAGGATAGTGACAGGTTATTTCGTTGCCCTGCACCAATACCTAACGTGGAATTAACCAGTTTTGAATACGTCAAATATAACTTCCCTGCGTTCTTGCTCCCTTGAGATTCGGCAAGAGGTATTAGTTTTGTGAGAATAACGTCTGTTTCGTCTCTGCGAACCTTTTTGCCAGTTAACCTTGATTGATGCCATTCTGCGGTTTGTCGTTCGTGAATGAATTGGCGCATCCGGTAGAATTCTTTTACTAAGGCTAACTTAAATAACCTTACCCTATCCCTGTTATCTAACATTGTTAATAGAAATGATGCTTGTGGCTCGTTAAGATTATATATCTTTTGCTTTTGCCCACTTTGCAAAGGTCTGTTCTCAAAACCGACCTTCCCTAACTGTTCGAATTCATCCATAAAGTCTCTTATCTTACGTTGAATAATTGCATGATCATATTCTGTTTCGATAGCAATAATCAAACTATCGGTAAACGCTTCGTTCCCCTTAATGACGACCAATTCATTCATGAAATCTCATCCTCTCTTTTTCTGGCATTAAAAAAAAGAGACCTAATTTAATTCAGGCCTCTTTCATAAGAGAGGTTAGAGGTGTGTCTCACGACATGACATAACCTCAAAATTGGCAAAAGAAAAAACACCCGAAGGTGTTATTCGTGAGGCATTAGTTTGTCTTGCGGAATTAATGTACTTGTATCTATTTTAAAACTAATTTCCTTAATATTATTTAATCCAGTTTCAAATTGTAACTTAAAGTACCTATCATAAGCCGGTACAGCAAAAGCTATTTCCCCGCGTTTCATCTTGCCTTGCGCTATTTCCCCGCTAATATCCCCGTTTGTAACACCTAGTGTCGTTGGTTGGTAGGAATAACTTCTTGTATCAGTAAGGAAAAAGCTTGATAAGTTGCCAAGGTGCGGAGTGGGGGAAAGGTTTAGTATCGAAAAGTCCGCAATGACATAATATTTGCCGTTTGATAAGGATATATCATCGAAGGATATTCTGTAGGCTTCGAGCGCGACACCTATGCTTTTGTTTATGACAATCATTTTCTTCTGGTCATATACCCCGTTTTCACTCGCCTCCGTCATTGTCCCTTTGGCGATTTCGTTATTAATCCTATCTTCTAATTGATTTTCAGCGGGAGTTGGTTTCGGCTTACTTGGTACCGGATTTTCAACTTTAGCGTTTGACTGGGTACCTGTATCTTTTATTACTGTTGGTTTTTGTTCGACTGGAGCAGGCGAAACTATCTCTTGCTTTTGAGTTGTAACCTTAGCTACACCTGACATTGCACTAACTTGATAAGCTCCAAAAGTGGCCCCACTAACGATACATACCGCTATAAGGGATTTCCATATTTTTTTCATAAAAAATAACCCTCCTCTTGAGTTGATATTATGAATAATACCTAAAATGTATTATAGCATTAATTACCAAAAGGGGGTTATTTTTTATGCGCTTTGCTGCGGTGTGCCATCATCTGGGAATAATGCGCCTGTAATCTGTTTCCATACACTCGCATTTGGTGCCTGCGGCACAACCTCCCCCCGATTCGTGCTATCCGTCACCTGCGGCCTAGCACTCACCTTCACAGTTTTAACCGTCGCCACAAATACTTCCTTCAGGGTCACAGTCGCCTTTAACCCAAATTGGGTCGTGTAATCATCCGGCACAGCTATCGTCTCAATCAGCATGTTCTTAAACTGCCCAAACTTAGTCGTCATGACATCCATCGGAATCCTTTGACTCTGAAGTTGAGCAAGCACCTCAAAAGCTGTTTTTGATCGCGAGCCACCCTGTGAAAACTGCCCCTGAATAATGCTTTTCATGACATCAGACATACCGATCTGCATCGTCAACTCGACAGGGTTAACGAAAGCATGGTCACTAATCGCGGCCCCTGTTTCTACTGGATGCTGGGTAATAGTTAATGACCTCGTATAGTTCGTCTGTAGAATGGCATCGAAGAAATAACCCGCGATGTTTGTTTTAACATAAACCTTATCCTGAACCGATTGAGTGCTGGAAGGATTACCAGTCCCGTCAGACTTAGTCGTAAAGTCAGGGACATAAATCCAATCACTGTCTGTCCCGCCGGATAAATCCTCTTTTGTCCTGATGTAGCAATGGTAAGTACGACCTGCCTTTAACCCAACAATCTTATCTGAGTAATACTGTGTATTACTCGTGGAAACCCCGTAAGTATCCCAGACAGTTTCGCCATCTGAGTCATTACACATGATATCCGTGAAGTTCGTATCTGCTCCGTTGACGTACCACTGAATAAAGGCTGAATCCTGAGTTATCTTATAGTAAGAAAAACCACTAGGGGGTGTAGACATATTATCGGATCACCCCCTGAAAGTGCCTAGTTAGGGCAGAGGTCGAAGTCCTAGTAACTGTTGTTGCTACCGATTGTGGATCCTTTGCTCCATAGATATTGTAGGTTTGCTTCACGGCAACTTGGGACATATTGGACGTGTTAGATTGAGGGTAAAGATAGTTCATTGACCCACCTGCGCCTACTAGGGGACTAGAACCACCGTAGCTCTTGGCGGTCTGGAATAAACCCTTAGAAATGTCTCCGAACTCTTTAGGGATGCTGTTCATGAAGGAGACAAAGCCCTTTTTAAGAGCAGACCAGTCAACCGTGGAGGCTTCGGTATTCGCTCCCGGAATACTGTCCTTGAATGAACTCCATACTGGGGTAGGATCTGGCTTAGATTCGGAGTAATAATGCGAATTTTCCGTCGTCTGGTTATGGGTATTTTCCGTCAGGTAATGGTTTTGAGTAGTATTGTTCGATTGATCAGGCGTAACGGATTTCGGCCTAATACTGTCAAGGAGGTCCATGAGACCGATTTTTAACGTACCCCAGTCGATAGATGGCGCGCCTGTATCGGTTTCAGGAATACTGTCTTTAAGAGGACTCCACATAGGGGCTTGAATAGGCTTAGGAGCTTGAATAGTTTGGTAATTATTCGTGGTCTGATGGTTCTGATTTGTCTCATAGGATACCTGTCCTGCCTTGGGGGATTGGGAGTGATTATCCGACGAAGTGTCCTTGAGGAAAATCTTAGACCATAAATTACTGATCTCTGCGCCGATGCCGTTTGAGAAGTAATCCCGAATTCCTTTTAAGGAATTCTTATTATACTCATCAACCTTGCCCTCGCGTTCTTTGAGTCGCTTCTTGGCCTCGGTCTCTGCTGGAGACTCTTTCATAAGTCCTTTAGGCACGCCATCAATAAACATATCGAGGCCCTTTTTAATATTGCTAAAGTCACCGGTTGAAAGCCCCTTGATTCCACCCGCAACAATAGTTACTAGGCCAGCTATAGACCTCATAACATCCATGAATTTTTCAAAACCAGATATAAGACCTGTGGATAAGGCACCACCTAGACCGCCTTTTCCGAGAGCATTAATTAGTTCCCCAACAGCATCCATTAGGTCATGAACACTAGTAAAAGCATCGCCAAGCAATTGACCAAATTTATCAAAATCACCGTTGTCTTTTAATTTGTTATAAAGCTTAACTAGCCAGTTCCATGTATTCTCGATTCCGTGCCAAAGAATTTCGATTATATCCTTACTGTCGCCAATAAACTTCTTGAAAGTCTCGGATTGACCTACTTTTTCTAACCATTCGCCGAATTCCTTGAGGCTTTCAATGATACCGTCGAGTTTATTATTGAATTCTTCGGACCCAAGGTATTCCTCAACCTTTGCAGCAAATTCCTTGACGTCCTCAATGATACTCATCAGGCCATTCTTAAACTTACCTATAGAGCCGTCGTCTTCCAGACTCTTTTTGAACTTATCAACTGATCTCCATAGATCATTAAACACCGAACTCTTACCGCTTTTATCATCCTCAAATGCCCTGTAGTCATCTACTAATAACAAGAGAGTTGTCAAGCCAAGTATAAATGCTCCAAACGGATTGCTTGCCATTTTTATCAATGTAAGGGCAGTAAAGACCCCGGCGGCAGCCTTTAGCCCATCCCTGATATACCAAGCCGCTTCACCTAGTCTAACTGCCCAGCTCGCTACCTCGGCAATCTTCTTCGACCACTTTGGCATATTGTCTTGTATCTCGTCATTAATTTTCCTCAGCCAATCGCGGGAATCACCCAATGGTCCAGCGAGATACTTCGTGAGGTAGTACCCAACCCATTGTAAGGTATATGTTCCCTCAAGCTTTAGACGCTGGAACTCGAAGGTTATATCGCGAACGCCCTGCATCTGCTTGCTGTATTCCTCGGCTGGAACTCCCATGTCTCTGGCCTGACGGTTGAGTTCGAGGTATTTGTCCATTAGTTCGGGACTAAGGTAAAGGTCGTTAACGCTGACACCAAGCGCATCGATGGAGGCTTGGTATGCTTTTGCTGCGTCTTTCGACATCCACATTCTGCGTGCAAACATCTCGGTTTGGAGGTCAGACTGAGCTAAGCTAACGAGATACTTACCCAATGCGATATTTGCTGTTGCTACGAACGAGACGACTGCCGTGGAAGCCTTGGCAAAGTTTTTGACGCTAGAGCTAGCAAAGCTGTCGACTGATGACTCAATAACTCCCATGGCTTTCTTCGCTGAATTGACTGACGAATCATTGACATGAAAACCTAGGCTAATAAGGTAACTTTTAATTGTATCTAACACTTTAATCACCCACCCTGTGCCAAAGCTCTCTCAGTGGTCCACCCTTGTACAATTCTTTTGTACAAGGTATCTTTCTTAACACCTATTTCCTTGGCCCATTCAGTTAGAGTTCTTACTTCTCCGTTATACTCTATTTTAGGATTATAATTATTATAGTTTAATATTTTTTCAGGGGTCCAACCCTTGAAATATCTGGTTTTCAGAGTGCTGTAACTCACTCCCAACTTAATAGACCACTCTTTCAGGGATAAACATTCCCCATTGAATTCAAGATAAATTCCTCTTGATCTTTGATTTATGGACCTTTCTGCTCCCCATCCATTTTTTAATCTTTTGCAGAAAGAGGACTTGCTTATATTTGTTTCCTTAGACCAATCTGATGCGCATTGAATTTTTCCATTATGTTCTATCATGACTGTATCTGATCTGTTTTTATTCTGTTCCTCATAGGTAGACCACTTGCAATTATCTTTTGAATACCCTTTATCGTTGTCAATTCTGTCTAAAGTTAATCCTGTTGGAGCAACTCCCATATCTTCAAGAAAATTTTCAAATGAATCCAACCACCGACTACATACAGTTATTCCTCTTCCGCCATATCTATCATAGGCAATATTTTTGGGGTAATAACATCTGCTTTTCATGCTGCGCCAAGAGTGATATGTTCTTGTATTAGTCATGCCATGAGTTATATTCGCCATCACACTACCGCCTTAATAAATATTGGAATAGGAAAAACCCACTGATTATATTCGGTGGGTTTCTTCTTGCGCCTCATTAGCTCTCTGTTCATTCTCATGCCTCACTGCCATCATCTCATGTGCGTCCAAGAGATCGTCCAACGTATATGTTCCATCCCAAGTCTCACATTGCTTCCACATCCCGCCCATAACCGGCCCCATAACGAATTCATCTACATTTTCGCAGTGAACGACTTCGTACTTAATAATCCCCTTAGTATTCCAGCCAAGGGGCTTCCGGAGAAAAAACTTGTCATATTAAATACCAATACATGTGCCACTAATGCGAGAGTCGTTGCAGAATCCTCCGCTAACTCACTCACCCCAAAGTAGCCGTCTGGATTCATGACCCTCGTTGGTCCTGCTGGCAAATTCTCAAAGCACACCTGCAGGCATTTGTTGTATACGTAATCAAAGTCTTGCTCTGTCAGGGATGACAATCCTGAAACTATGCCAGCAATATCAATGTCGCCGAGATCGAACGCGCCATCCTCCTTGGCTTTCATCTTCTTCAGATCCAAGCCCTTAAGTAATGGAGCAATCAAACCTGTTACTTTGATCAACATAAAAGAACCGGTTCGAGCGTCAAACTTACGAATGACAAACTTCCGGCCCTTAATTTCGACTTCTTTACAATTTTCATAATTTTTCACAGGAAATCCTCCTTAAAAGGTTCTCTGGATATCAGCTGCCATGAGCGTCCATGTCAAATTCTGACCTTGTGCTTGTCGTGGATTGCTTGGCAATTTAGTAAATGATACCCCTGTGCACGACTCCGTTTCGCCCGTTGCTAAGGTTGTAATAGTAATAGATGTTGCTGCCCATTTCTCAGCCGTAGCGGCTTCGAGGTAATTATAAAGCTTAGTTAACCATTGATGAGCGGCAGACGTTTGCTGAAGGACTATGGCAATAGTTCCGTTTCTACCATTTACCTTTGACACCATAACTGCTCCATCAGCAGCGGTTTCGTGAGTTGTCCGGTCAGTAGTCATCTCAGTTGTTATTGACCCAAGGCCCTCGCCTGTAATTGTTCTATTACCAAAATCATGATTACTAACAACCACCGATACATCATTTAGGCTATAGGTACTATAAGCCATTTAGGCACCTCCTTATCTGTTTACAGTAATTTGGATCGACACAAACTCGATGGCCCCAGCAAGTTTTATGCACACATAAATCGGAGGTGCAATACGGTTTGCTCGATCACTTGCGCTTTGACTACTAATCGTTTCTGCCAAAATAATAAAGCCCAGCGAGAGCGCATCTCCCGTGTTCAGATTCAAGATTGAAGGAGCAGTCCAAACCCCGGGAGAAAGGAAACCTCTGTTTCTGGCAGCATTACACGGTCCGGCAATCGCAGACATTAGAAGTGTTACCCCACCCTCGTTTTGTGGCACCTTCGAAACTCCGGTTAGCAAGTCCATAACCGCGATCTGGATATCGTTTTTGAGCATATCCAGGTTAATTATTTCATCAAAGCGCATCCCGTTAGCCATAACGCCTTGCTGGAAAACGTTATATGTGTTACCGCGATTGACGTAATAATTTCCGCCCTGAGCCCTTATTATGCCTATCTGTGTTTCTGTCAGAGCCTCTGGTATTACACCAACCTCTTGCTTATACGCTAGGGTGTAGGCCGTATTGGCTAATCCGGTATTTGCTCCCATCGCATAGCCCATGATCGACACTGCGGCATCGGGAGAGGTTGAGTATTGTCCTAGTGAGCGCTTATAAGATGAAGCTTGGAGTTGAATCATAATACTTCCGGTTCCATCGGTATCCGTTGCGCCGTTATCTGCGCCGATCTTAAGTGCAGTAGCAACATCGTTTGATGCGCCATCAATAATCCTAACACTAGAACTAAGTCCAACTGATCCAGAGGTAATGATGTAAACTCCGCCTGTAAACGCTACGGTTACTGCGGTATAAATGCCACCCAAGACTCGTATTTTAGTTTGCATAGCCGCAGCAATTCCCAATCCAGTATCTAATCCCGTTAAAGTCAAAGTGACGGCATGATATGTCGCATCGCCATCAACTGCTATTTGGAATGTTGTTGCTGTGCCCCCGCTGATATCGGTGCTCGGGGCAGTTGCGCTTGTTTCGTAGCCTGAGGTTAGTGCTGTTCCCGCCAAAACTTCAGCGTCGGCAGTTGTGTAGAAAAAGACTGAACTTGGTTCAACCGCCTCAATGTATGGCGCTATGGCTAAGATATCAGCCTTTACAGCCCCGCATAAATAACATGCGTACCAATCCGTATTCTTCACCCTACATGCTGTTACGGCTTCTAGTGCCGTCTCCTCTCCTGTTTTATCCCATCTTCCAATTGCGACCTTCGTAGGTTTAGGGTTTTGCGAAAAATACAGCGTTGCGGCTTTGTATTCAGCCTCTGACGAAGTAAAACCATCGGCAACCATTCCGTCAGTTCCTGTGTATATCTTTACCCTGTCGGATGCCGAAATGTGAGTGCTTGAGCCAACGATAAGACCGAGATTAAACCCTGACCGGATTGTAGCTACTGGCGAAACGACGACTGAAATATTAACTATGTCACTAAGTGGTAGAGTCGACATCTATGGTCACTCCTTCCTCTGTTTTGATTTGAATATTGACACCTTGGATAGTCGGGATAGTTCCTTGACGACGAACGGTTTCGAAGAACGTTGCTGAGAAGTCCGAGCGCTCCCACCATTGACCGTTGAATAACTCTGGTAAGCGCGTGGGTACCGAAATGTCGATTACGAGTGCTAGGTTTGAGGTGGCAAGCGTATCCTTGGCTCCGAAGAGCCCGTTACGGATCTTCTCGATGTTGTCGAAACTGCTCGGACCATAAAGCGTCCATGAGATTTGAAGGGGACGAGTATAAGCCGTTATCTCATTAACCTCGGAATCGCTGTTCGGCGTGTACTCGGTGTCACGTTGCTTTGAATAAGAGTTATTCGTTGCCGTAATCCTGAGAAACGTTACATCCTCGGTTATCTTCCACCCGGGAGCGCCACCAGTAGGCCAAGCGAGGCGGACCTTACTGTTGTTTACTGGATCGACAGGATTAAGGCCAAGGAGTGTGCAGGTGAGATTGCGAAAGATATCTTCGAGTTGTCTGAGAGTGAGTATTGTGTCAGCCATTTAAGTACCTCCCATCGAGGTTCCGTAGGCCTTGTAGTAGCCGAAGTCAGACCAGTCTTTAAGCTGTAGTAATCGATACCGTTCTCCGTGCCATTCGATTTCGTCAGATGTTCCTTTCCCCTGCAAATCATCGCGCGTTACATATAGTGGCTGAGTGGAGTGAAATACCATGAGTTGGGACGTTCTGTCGCCTTCTGGAACTTGTATGAGGTCTTTAGCCCCCGCTGCAGTTACCACGCCTGACATAGTGATTGATGTCTCAGTTTCTACGAAGCGTCCTGCCACCCAATCGCCTGTTTTTCGGTAGACGGTGAAAGGTTGAGAGAATCTTGAACTTCCAATTACTCTTGCGACGTTTAGCATGTGATCACTTCTCCCGAATGACGTAGGTTACGGCTTTACGGAGTTGATTCGTATCCACCATAGGGAGAGTCATACCCTCTAACCCGGTAATATCCTCCAATTTACCCCCCTCGTCAACGTACCTAACGGCATCCTTCGCAATGGATGAATTAGTTTTCCGCAGTTTCATTAAAACGGTATAAGGGGAGTTAGGAGCCCAATTATTCTTAGGTGACGTAAACCAATCTCGAACCGCGTTTTGTCCCTGCATTCCTGCTCTAATCAAGGACTTACCCATCTTGTCTTTATCTCCATCAAGGGCAGACTCTACGGCTTTCCTTAGTTCAACCGATATCATTTCCGCATTCCCAGGGTCCTCGATAGCAGGCTCTACGAAAGGTCTTGCAGGAATACCCTTCAGAGGCGAACCCTTGGTGTGAATGAAGGCGAGCTCAGCATTTGTGACCTTACCGCCTTCACGACTGGATTCCTCTTCGGGTATTCCGACTAGCACGTCGATCTTGGAGAGGTTTTTTAAGGACTCCATGATACCGCTTAGGCCATTGCCGGATGAACTAACGCCCACGCTTCCACCGATCATCTGACCATCATCCCGCCTTTACCGACCATTCTGGCCATCGTGGCGAACTGTTGTCCGTACGATGTAAGATTCCAAGCTGCCCAACTACCTAATGAGCTTGCGATAATGCTGTAGTCCGTGCTCACTGATACTCCGTCGACTGATTCCGAGGTAGTGAGTCCTTGCGCTCTTCCGGCGTCTATAACTTGTGCAGCTGTCGATCCCGGGCTTGCTATGCCTTGTAGATACAGCGTGGCAAAATGGGCTATAAAGAAGCCCATGCAGAGAGCCCAGTAACTTCGATAACGAATTTGTTTAACGCAGGCGTTAGCTAAGTCGATGTACATTTGCAAGATAAGAATCGGAACGAGATAATCGCCATCCGAATTGGGACCGTATTGAGGATACATAGCAATAAAATCATTCAAGGCAAAACTAGGATTGGTTCCAGATAAAACGTTAGACGCGGTGGACACAATTTGTGCAACCTCCGCGTCTGTATTTTGTCCGTATGGGCTAATTGTTCCACCTAGCATAGACTACACCTACTCTTTAGATTTACTAGTTTTTGCAGCCTTAGTGTCGGTAGTTGCCACTCCCGGATCTATACCGCCACCATTGCCGTCAGTTTTCGCCATCAGGTCCCGTTTCTCTTCTAGTGCAAACACCTCAGCCTTAAGGGCAGCAAGTTTTTCCTGTTCTTTCAGCACTGCCTCGCTCTCTCCCGGAGAGGTGAATGCTTTTAGTGATCCGTCGGCAGTGGCCAATTTGAAGTAATCTGTTTTTTCTACCCAGTCAGGTAGCTCACAAAAGCCAATTTTTGTTTTAACTTTTATCAACTGGCCTTCACGGTCCTTTTCACCGCGGTCAAAAGCTAGTATCTTATCTGCTAATACTTTAATGGACATGGTTGGCAATCCTCCTCTAAATCTTTAATCTCCTCAGGGTTGTTTAAATACCGTCAGAATAGCCGGCGCATTGATAATAAAGGAATTTAACCTGCGAAAATTGCGAGGCAAAAATGGTCTCATAGGACCCAGACGTGGTGTTCGGCGCAGTCATTACGCGAGAGAGGGGAACGGTTAAGTCAACATTAACCTTACCTTCATCTTTAACGTAGGCAACCATTCTTTGAGTTCCGCCTACGCCCGCGCCAGTGCACCATCGGGACGGATAGATATCCAGTGGTCTACCTTGCTTTGTTGCAATGTTGTTTTTCAACAGGTAGCTCAAGATGCTTTCGGCACCCGCGATAGTTACCGGAGTGTTCACAATATAAGAATAGTTAGGCCAGTCAATAAGAATACGATTAGCCATACCTGACAAGTCATACTCGGAAGCAATAACGGTGTCAGTAAGTAATTGGTTAATATCGTTCATGATCTCGGTTGGAGTTTTGTTAACCCAAAGGCGGGATACAGATGCACCAAGTGCAGCATTAGCAGCGGTGATAAGAGAATTATTAATTAACCCTTGTTTTCCAGTCTTAGAGATCCCAACATAGACGTTGCGGTCGATCATCTTTGAGTGTTGGAGGCGAATACCGGTGTCAAGGATGGTTGATAAGCTTTTCCCAATTTGCTGGAGCTTCAACTCGTTAAAGAGCGGCACGCGCAAAATCTCGGAGAATGTATGCACCATGAATACATCCTTGGAAATGTTGGCCTGTGAAACCGGGATGTTATTCGTCTCACTACCAATAATAGAATCCTCATCGGATCCGGAAGTGGCGTAGTCAACGAATACATTCGAGGTGATTGATGTCCATCCGCCGCCTGGCTTCATATCGATGTCGCGCGGGGCTGTTATACTGGTTAGCGGTTCAAGTAAACGAGGGTCTTGCTTTTCAAGTTCTCCCGCAAGGAACACTAAGCCTGTACTGGTTCCGCTGTCCATACCAGGCCCGTAAATTGCCCCTGGTGCGTGTGGTAATACAGCCCCGCGTTGACCAGAAGACATTATGGCATCCATTGCCTCTTTCATAGCTGTTTTCATAGTTTTGTATTTCCTCCTTACGCGTTTGCTTGAGTCAGTAATACGATTTCAGTGATACCGGATGGGTCTTTCTTGCCACTGACCCACCGAGCGTTCACAACTTGAACAGCGGTTCCGGAGTCAGGGGTAGCAGTTGCCACAAAGTCTCCAACGGCTGCAACGCTACCAGCGACAGTTACGAGATACACAAGTCCGTTGGCTGTTGGTGTTCCCTCAGTACAGAATACGGTGGTTGTCCCTGTTTGCAGTACATCGCAAGGACTATTAGGCTCGTACTGACCAGAACTTACGTTAGGGCCAAATCCATAGGTCATAGATTGTTTAACCTCTGATACTGCAATACCACCAAAATTAGCGTAGGTGGCAGCGGATACACCGACTCCTGATGCGCTAAATAACGAATAGGTGTTGTCAGTATTAGTAACTACAGCCTTCCCGAATGGAATAGCCACCATAGTCTCTGCGCCATTGCCATCAAGGATAGACTTGACCATACGGGCTGTAATTTTGTTGATTCCATTACGGGATACCTTGCCCGCATATCCAAGGCTCAGGTTTATTCCAATTGCTGCTCCTGGCATATCTTAGTTACCACCTTTCATTTTTTCGCCCGCTGCAGACCATGCGTTACAAGCAACTTCAGCTTGCTCGGCAGTGGATTGCTTTTGGGTATTATTACTGTCCATAGCTGCTCTCTTATTCGCGGCCACGGTGCCTAAGATAGCCCCATAACCATTCGCCGCACGAACTGACCGAGCATCCTGAACACTGGACTTAAATTGCTTAGCCATTTCAAGCCTAGCCTTTTCATCAGGGATTGCCATGATGATGGGCTTCATATCTTGAACGAACTTCTTCAAAGCCGCGTCAGCTGCGCTTTTCTTCTCTGGATCTGGAACTGTATCATTGACTGGTTCTTCCTTCTTATCTTCCGGATCAGCGTCAGAGGCAGGTTTATCCATGTCCTTCTCTAACTCATCCATTACCGCGTCGGCGGTTTCCTTTTGTTGAGCCTCTTCACGTTTTTCTAGTTTTTCAATGCGGTCAAGTACCTTGTTCATCATGTCAATAAGTTGAGATCCTTGCCCTGGGTCAGCATCTTTGGCCTCTTCTTTTGGTGGCTCCTTGGGTGGCTCAGCGTCCTTTGCAGACTCTTTCGTGTCTTCGTCATCTTTCATTGCGTCCATTGCCTTCACGATATCCTCTGGCTCTGCGTCAGCCACAAAGTGTTTAAGTCCGATAGCTGCCAGAAATTTTTGTGTGATCTTCATCTTGTTACCTCCCGTTTTTGGTTTTGAATCCATGATCGCTACCTTAGGACCTGCTCTCCCACTCGGAACAACAGCAACATGGTTTCCGGTAATTTCGCGCTGTTCATACTCACCTTCACCTATTTTGTGCCAACTGCAATTGTAGCCCGATGACACTTCGCGCTTGATATCGTTTTGGATCTCAGATATCAAGCCAGCATCCTTGACAAATAGGTCGGCAACTAAAAAATCGCCTTCTCGGCGAACATTCTGAACATGACCTCTTTCGATCATTGGGGCCGTATTCACATCAAGGAGTGATGTAGGATGCGTGTTGGTTACTGACTTTCCTTCAAAACTTGCTATTGTGGCGAGACTGAATAATTCTTCAGGTCTTCGATATACCTTAAATACTTCGCCTGTTGGCTCGTTAAAAATAGATGGCAGTTCACGTCCGAGGTAGTCCATCGATCCTGTACGACCTATTGGGACGTTCTTGCAGATCAAAAAGGATTCGGGGGTTAACTCCATGTTACTAGATATCTTATCGCCGTAATAATTCATGATGTACCTCCTTTACGGCGTAAACTACGAGTTATCTTCTTCAAACTCAACGGAGTAGCTTATCGTTCCATCAGCCGGTACCACTTGACCGTTTAGGTTAATTGCTAACCCTTGAGCCACGCCTCGAAGAACTAAAGCTTTATCGTTGCGGGTTGCGAAGTCAAAGACCACAACTCCACCCGCTCCAGCTACCCCCATGTTCAGCTTCTTGGTCGCAAGCATTACGCCTGCGCCTAACGCTGTGGGATTGGCTGAATATTGAGCAACTGTAGCGGTTGCGGATCCGTCTGCGGAATCGAATTTAGCCGCAGTCGGGGCCGAAGAGGTTCCCTCTGTGTTGACCTCCGTACGCTTTACAAGAGACACATCCATACTGCCTGCTGTGGTCGCTAGACCTGAAACGGTTACATTTTTAACGCGGACTGTTTTGGTTGCAGATCCATAAATTGTGACAACGTCTGTCGGTGTAGCTGCTGGGGTGACCGCTACCGCCGAAATGCCATAGGTTGCAGCCGTTCCTTCGGTTGTAACCTGCAGGGATTTGTTGGGGTCTACATTAACTCCAAAGATACTTACGGACAAATCTGGCATTTAATTCCCTCCTTAAAGTTTAGTGATGTGATGGGATAGAGTAATCAAGTGGGTGATCTCGATTGCTTCAGTGTTTTCACGTCCTTTCTTGAGAATGAGAAAAACACCTCTACTGAGGTGTTTCATGCAAATTATTGGCTCTCGACTGCCTATCACATAATGCTTTCAAATTTATGCCTTGTCATAGTAGTTATGGTATTGTTCCGGTATACTTTGCAAGGAAAATTAACGTAGTCAAGATTAATCACAGGAGATGGGTAGCACCTGCAATTAGGCGCGTTCCCTGCGTGATATTTACCAAGAGTCGACTTAATCCCAATTAGTTCTTCAGGTGAAGGAGGGTCTCTCCAAAACACTATCACACCGTCCATGTGCCTGTGAGAGTCTCGAACCCTGCCATCCTCGCTTGAACGCCAAATGTAGGCAGGTATTCCAATACTCTCCGCTCTCGCACGAGTTAATACGGTCGATGTTTTACTTGTTTCAGTACGAGCGATCAGCGCGGCCTTTTTACGAGTTACATCAGGAAACTTAGCGATTAAATCCTCAGCTATCGCACTAGCTCTGCGCCCCTTCATGGATTCTTCGCCAATATACTTCGTCATTTGATCAGCAATATTCATCGGCATAGACTTAATGATTTCAGCATTGCGCTTAAATTGAGCGTGTACCTCCATGCCGACAGGTCCCTGCATTTCTTTTCGTAGGGCCTCGTAGATTGCTCTGCCATTCGATGACTCGCGGGCAGCTTGTCGCCATGTTTTATTGCCTGAGTTGAGCACGCCAGAGACTAGCTTACTGGCCAGATCATCAGCGAAATAGTGAAAGGTCATATTCGAGAGCCAGTTGTGAATCACGTTTGTTATATCAAATGGGTCTGTAAGTCCTTCGATTGCATCCTGCAGGGTAAGTATTTTATCTGTTAAGGAACGCTGAACATTTAGTTCTAGGCGACGCTTTGGGGACCATTCGTTGTTGTCCATTAGTCACCATCACTACCTGAATTTACCGGCGGTTCTGGACCATCCCCAAACCCAACATCACCCATCGCCTCATCCCCCATCCCGAACGAATCATCTGCCTTTTCGATATCTTCATCCGTGATCGAGGTAAACATGCTCGTGGTGTACGACAACTCATGTAACTCTATCAAGGACATTTTCTGATTGATTATCCCGGCACTGAACGCGCTAACAACCGAATCGACTTTCTTCCCAACAATCTCTGCCACCTTATCCTCGGTAGGCGTTGCAAGAGGATTAAACTTAATATCTAGATCGTCCGGAATGTACCCAAACTCTGACATAAACATAACAGGGAGCACCTTATTGATCGCAGGCTTAAGTTTCGTCTCTTGCTGCTGCCCCAACATGTCGCGATAGTTCTGCATGTCAGATTCACCCGTTGCGTTCATCCCGGCCGGAGACCGTCCAAACAACCTTGTGACCGGGATATCCGATGCGCCCGACACATCCATCATTTGTGAGTCCGAAATATCAGAGAGGCCGGCGAAGGTGTACTGAATAGGGGTTATCTCTTCATCCTTACCGATAATCATCATGCCGTTATTCGAGCGCATTTGATTTTGCGCAGATTTGACGTTATAGAAATTTGCCTGCACTTCAGGGTCTGTGGCAGCGATCATCTGATCCATTCCCTCTATCCTGTTCACCAAGAGGTTAGCCTGAAACACCAAAGAAGCTATATTCCAAGATGTGGAGTCGCGCTTGACTAGCTCTTCATAAACGTGCTCCATAATTGAACTTCCCCAGTGAATCTCTGTTATTTCCTCGTAGAAGGGGAGCTTCTTGCCTATAAATCTGAGTACGCGAGAGTGATGGACCTTGGAGATAGACCTATCCGACGCGTGGTCCCTGACCTCATAATATTTTGGTAATCCCATTTCAGGGTCACGGTGATCTGTGATTAATTCTAAGGATGGATAAATACCCGACCAGCGATCAACAACCATAAGGCCACAAAATGAGTCGGGCATGATATCTTCGTGGTTTAAAGGTGTATCGAGTTTATCTTCGTGACCGTCAATAACTATGATTGCGGCTGCGCCACCATAGAGGCGACCCCAATAGAGACCTTCGAGAATTTTCTCTTTAACCTTCGTGCGCTGTTCCAGCTTATGGATCCTGTCTGTTTCTTCGGGCTTAAGCTCCGCGGTGACCGCATACCAGTTTTTACACATATCCTCCGGGATAATGTTCACGATTTTATTACAGATCCACGAGTTACGGTAGAGAGAGTTCATGAGGGTATAGTTTCTGGTTAGGCGAGTTAGGGGATATGTTGCAGCTGAAATAATGTTATTGGACGCACTACCAAGGCGAGCGAGTTGGTTTTGGAAAGAGTCGAAGGCTGATCCGCGTTTTGGTTGAGTGTTTGGAGGTGTGGTTTCTTGCACTCGCCGTGTTCTGTTTTTGTTTCGCTTACTCAAGTTATCACCTCCCCTATGCTTTAAAATATTTAACGATTGTTTTTGCCCAATATCTCAACGCGTCAAGGCAGTGGTCCGACTCCTTAACTGGTTCCTCTACTCCTCTTTCGGCAGACTTTACATTCCAAATATAAGCAGGGAATTCCTTGAGTAAGTTAGGGCATTTGCGTTTATTGACGAATAGTTTCAAGACATGCAGTAATGTCGAAACCAACCTGATACCATTCAGGACTTCATTGTCCGCATTAATAAGATCATCCGCTTCGCGAGCCTTCAGTGAGCGTTTCCTTAGCTCTGCCTTAAAGCTGGCTGCACTCGGGTCAATAATAATACCTGAATATCTTTTGTCTCCAATGAATTTCTTCAGGTCATCTGCATATTCGGAATCCGTTTTCTGCTTGTTGTGCTTTTTTGAGTCATAGTAATATTCGTCCACTGCATAATATTTTGTCACACGCTCAATGGTCTGCTCGATGATCTCAAGGCAAGCGAAGGGATTAATGGTCCCGTAGTCGATTGTGTACCAGCGAATGTAATAAAGGTCGTAGTTTGGTCCATCTCTGTCATCCTCATACTGATTATCAATACAAAAACCTGAGTAGATAACGCCTTCCGCGTTTTTTCTCAGGCCTAGGATATCCCTTTGGTACCAGACTGATTTTTTGTCATAACTTATTAATGCCTTTCTTATCTTTTCATCCGAAAGG